GCTCAAGTTCACCAGTTGAAGCTTTATCGTCAAGCTCAAGATTAATTGAATCAATTGCTTCAGCATTTGCCGAAGACTGATCTACCGCGACTTGTGCAGATTGGCGTACCGTGGCTAAAGCACTATCATTGCTAGCAATATAAGTATCAATCTTTTGAACTGTTACTTTGTCACCCTCTATACGCGCTTGAACCTCTTGCTGTGCATAAGCCTGTAAGTTATTTAACTCAACTGCTGTTGTATCAATGCGCTTACTAAGTGCCAAGTCTCCTTCGATCATTGCCGATTGAACAGACCATGTGCCAGCAAAACCTTGATCGTTACCAATTAGATCTGATTCAGAGCCAATCAATGCAGGATTCAGTTGTGCATACACACCATCTGTTTTTTCAGCAACTAATGAAAGATCATCTGCAACAACACGAATATCTTCCTGAACCGCCGCAAGACCATCATCACTTGATTTCTTGACCGTTTCTACAACTTCAAGAACACTTTCATCACCATCAATAATTTGCTGTGAAAGGCCATCTGAAGCTTGCTGAATAGCGTTTTGACGATCAATGACTTCTTGTGCAATCCGATCTTTCGTATTCTGAATATCTTGCTTAAGTGGACCTATTTCAGCATCAATAGTCTCAATATGATCAATCTTGGTTTTAAGATCCTGACTAAGTTGTGTTTCACTGATTTGATCGTTCAAGAGCTCAAGAACATCTGTTGCATCGGCAGAAGTTGTCGCATGAGTCCAATCCGACCATGGCCCAATATTTCCAATCCTATCAATCAAGCGGCCACGATAAAATTGAGTCAGATTTGGCTGCAAACCTTGAATCGTATGAGTCGTTGTTGGATAAGCGAATAAGCCCAATTGAGCAATGTTGCTTGTTCCATCTGGTGAAACTTGGATTTCTGTATAAGCAGTATCAAGCGCACCAGTTGATGGAAAGCCCCAATCAAGTTTTATACCGAACAAAATTCCTGTTGCTTGGATAAATGCCAATTTTGGAGGTAAACCTTGCTTTCCAGAGAGTTCAGTCAAAGTTGAATAAACTGGTAAAGAAGCTATCTCAAAAGCTGAAATCGCTGTTACTCGTGCTTGATATTGACCCGCATAAATACCTGGTACTTCGACTGAGTTGTTGCCGGTTATTGGAAGCTTAATCCAACTCCCATCATCTTTACGCCACTCAACTAGATATTTAACCGCGCCCTTAGCCTGCGCCCAAGACACTATCATGGTCGCCACATTGATACCCTGATCAATACGGCTTTCACTAGTAATTACGACATCAGTTACAGGATCCTGAATTGTTGGGTTCACAATCGAAATCGGAACCTCATCAAAATAAGCACCCTTGTCAATCGCATCAAACTTGGCTGGGTTATATTGAAGTGCAGTCACTGAAAATTGATGATGCTCATCTTGGGTAATAGAAATCACTCGAAACTTCATTGTTGCCAAGTCTTGAGCATCCATTACCCACACGTTTTGAACTGCAATAGCATCAAACTCATGAGTTACTGTAACAACACGGCCTGAGATCGATTGAACTATTCGTGTTTGAGCTTTACCATCCTCGCCATTAATAATGAGTCGGTCACCAGCAACTGCCACAACATCATCACGATCTAGCGTAATGCTTTTACGATCAGCTGATATTTTAGATACACGTCCACCGTTTGCTCGACCAGCAAACAATGGATCTGCAATATCAATAACTCTTCCCGGCTGTGGAATATGGCCATCCAAACCAACTTTAAAACTAACGGTCCGAGTTTCTAATTGCTCAGACTTTAAAGCCCACCAGCCTGCTCGCTGCGCTTGCCCACGCGAAGTGCATCCCCAAGCATCAATTTCCAAAATACGAACTTGGCCAGCTTCAGTAATCGCCTTTTCATCACGAACAAATTCATATTCTGTTTTATAGTGATTCGCAGGATTATCCCAAGCAACTTTCACGACATTATGTCTATCTCGAGCACGGGTTCCCGCGTACTCAAAATTACCTTCAATAACATTGGCACGTGTATAAGTGAAATACGTATCTTGGGGAATATCCGCATCACAAATAATGCTATTGCCATCCCAAAACGTTATCGCACGGAATACACCAGCTAACTTAGTTAAAATCTCAAATGCACCTTCGGCACTCTGAAGATAAACATTACATGTAAAGCGTGGTTCTTGACCGCCTAATCCGTTCGGTACCATTTGGTCACAGTATTGTGCCAAGCGATATAAAGACCACTTATCAACCATGAGTGGGGTTAAACGATCACCCAGCGCATAGCGATCAACTGTACAGATGTCATAATAGATCCATGCTGGGTTATTGGAATAAGCCTCTTTGAAAGTACCGTCCCACATCCCAACATATTGTCGTGTAGCTGGATTGTAGTTAGTAGGAACCTTTAGAATTTTTCCCTTTGTATCTGCGGCAACTTTAGCAACGTTTCCAAAAGTCTCTGCATCATATTGAAGGCCAAGCAAAGCAGTATTTGGGTAACATAATTTTGCATCAATGACTTCAGTCACTGCTTCAATATACATCTTGTCACTGACATACTCTGACATTGAATTAGGTGTAAGTCTGCGAACACGTATGAGCCAACCTGAGTCAGCTTGAGGCAAATCAATACGGTGAGCACGTTCATAATTAGCAGAAGTTTTATCTGAAATCTTCGTTTTTAAAACTTCAGTCCAGATCCCACCGTCAGTCTGCAAGTCAATTGCATATTCAATTGTTACACCTGATACATCACCATTTGTAGCATTCTGAGTACGCAAAGGACCCCACTTCAAGCGTAAGCGAACCGCATCAAGATCAAGATTACTAAAAGCTCGAACCCATGGCGTTTCAGACTTTAACTCCACATCGATGGCAGTTTCACTTTCTACTGCTGGAAAACCCTCAATGTATTCCTGATCATTGGTACCACTTCTAAAGTCAACTTTTACATTTTCAAAGTTAAGACTTCCATCTGCATTCTGAAGTTGAGTTTCTTCTAAATAAATTGACTGAAGCCCATTAGCTAAACCTTCAATCTCGCCTTCAGCCAAGCCATATAGAACCTTGATAAAGGTTTTAGATTGTGCAGAATCTGGTGAAATGACAGGTTGTCGTTGTTTTTTACTGCCTTTTTTTGCGCCTACTACTGCATTCATAAGAAATCTCACGCAATAAAAAAGGCGCTTTAAGCGCCTATTAAATAATTAAAATCTACATCTGATCTTCAGGATATTGACCTGCGCTCACAATGAAGCCGCCGATTTCCCGTTGACCATAAAGAATTGGAACAGGATTACCTTGTGCAACCGTTGTTACGGCTCCGCCAAAGCCCTTATTTGCTCTATTGCCGTCTTGGTTTTGATCTTGAGTCGTATCAACCTTCGGCATAAGCATCATAGCCACACCACCAAGCATCATTCCAATACCAGAGCCAATCAGAGCAGCTCCTAGTGGGGCTCCACCGCCCAATGTGCCTACAGTTACTAAAACCCCCACCACGACCATCACAGCACCTAATACAGTCTGTAATATTCCATTACCGCCTGCACCAACTACACGTGGAACAATATGAATAACCTCAGCTTCAGTATTCATGTCTAGCTGCTCTTCACCGATGTTATCGCCGGTAATGAGCCGCTTAGTTTCGTGGTCATAAATCGCTGGACGTTTCTTGCCTCGCTTATTACTCGAGTTCTTTCCTTTTAGAAACACGGCAAAGCGTAGGCCCTGCTCATGTGCATGCAACATAAAGTGTTCAAAGCCAGCGATCTGAACGGATAAAGCACGCATGGCTTCACGTGTATTTGCGACATCGAGCTTAAATTCACGACCAAACTTTTGGCCCAAGATGCCGTACAACTTAATTGTTTTTAACATCTCTATGCCTCAAGATTTTTACAGTACGTTCACTCCACTGCTGGCCATAAATTTCGCGTACTGACTTTCTGTTATATGGATGATGCAGAATTAAGCTTGAACCTATGCATTGCTCAGTTTGCTCCGATTTAAGCTGTCCATTATCACCCAGCCAAACAACCGCATGATTAGGATGCTCGGTACGCCCAACACGACAAACAAGCATATCGCCATACCGCGGTGTATCAACTTCATAGAAGCCTGCTTTTTCGTAATTCTCAAGGTAAAGTGATGGATGATCTTTATCTTCCCACCATGCATCTTTACGCTCGAAATCCATCAGTTCTACGCCCAATTCACGACTATAAAAATCACGAATCAGTGCATAGCAATCTTGCCACCCATGAAAATAATTACGCCCCACTAAAGGGGCGCGATAACCAAATGGTTCATAAACTTGAAAATCCAGATCCGGATATGAACAAATTACCCACGGCTTTTGATGTAATTCAATTTGAATTAAGTCTAGTTCTGAGGCTCTTGTAGTTCCGTCAGGGTGTGAATGCACATACGCTAATATCTCGCCCTGGTCTTCTGCTATAGCTAAATCTTCTGGATGGATTTCGAATTGATCAGAGTTTTTAGAAATATTGCGACAAGGAATATATTGCTTATCAATAATCACCCCACAGCACTCGTGTGGATAGCATTCATCCGCATGGGCCATGATTGCTTTTTTAAGTTTTGCTGTAAGCTTCATTTAGAAAAACCCCTTACAGTTTCCACATTTTGTGCACTTCCGCTGCTTTTGAGTTGGATAAGTAAGATATACTTTACCTGTTGGTTCAAAAAACCCACCACAAGGGCAGCTAAATTTAATTAAATAAGCTTTTTTCTCTTTAATCTTTCTTAATCTTAGAATGACAAAGTGAACCGCATAGCTTAGAAAATGAATGATTAGCGTCCCTACCATCCCATAAATTATTCCAAGTAAGATATTCATAAAACCTCACAATAAACTTGATGCAGGGAACCCGCCAAAAGGCAATGGCTTATTTTCACCAAATCGCAAGCGGCAAGACCGCAGGCGCCCACCACATCGATCTAAAGCTGGATCATTGGTAGGCTCATCTTTATCGGTGAACATTGCTACACCTGTGTAACCACACTCTTCGCCGCGATACTTCCCCATCATGCACCAATGGCATAATGATGTAATTTGACGTACAGGAATTTTCAACCCTTCAAAATCGATTGGGTTTGAAAGCTCAAAAGTTACTTGCTGGGCGTTTTCAGATGTTTTTTGCTCGATATACCAAAGCTGCTCTTTAAACTCATTGGAAGCAGTTGGATTGCCTTCTGTGAAGTTTTCAGCATCTAAGTATTTAGCAAGTGTCGTAATGACTTTAAGCTTAGCCCCAGCAAAGTCTTTAAACTGCAAACAGTAAGCAGACACAGCATTTTGAATGCCGTTAATATTGTTCGCCATGCTTAAAGTGGGTGCTGAAGCTTTACCATCTGATCGCATTTCAAGACCAGATACTTCAAGTGCCATCGGCTCAAAAACTTGTCCTTGCCAAATAATATTGCGGTTCCATACTTTTTGATCGCCAGCATCAAAAACTTTGCCAATGCTGCCAGAGTCGGCACCGATCAGACCACTTGAACCAATTGAAGAGTAGATTTTCTCCCAATCTTGAAAAGAAATATGCCCGTGAAAACGCAAGATGCCAGCACCTAAGCTGCTGGCATCTAGTTCATACAAATGAATTAATCCATCAACATACAGCTTCTGGAAATCACTATTCAGGGTCATAAGTCACCTCGTCATAGATTGGATTTCCATCTTTGTCTAAGACTGGCACCTCGTCATAGATTGGATTTCCATCACTATCAACTGCTTGAACCCATTCAAAAACTGGCTCACCATTTTCATTAATGACTGGTTGATTCGACAAAATAGGCGTACCGTTTTGATCAGTTTGAATGTGAGTTACTGGCTTTTTATAATTCTTGCCATCCACAATTACAGCTTTTCCTTCATCATCAAATAAATCTTCGTATTTAGTGATATAGGTCAATTGCGGTGCATATTTTACTTGCTGGACCATACGCGGTTGTTTTTCAGTACGTGGAATTTTTCTGACGATTGTCTTCTTGATACTGTTTAAACGAATATCAATCCAGCGCGGCTCACCGTTTGCGTTATTTGGGATATCAATTGGTGCATCGAGATTCGCAACAATATCGCCCTCATCATTTAGCTTTTTCTTGAATGTCTTAATTTCAAGATCACCATTTTCCAATGTCTGATATTCAACTGCACAAATCTTATTGCCATGAGTGTCTGTAGGAATTTCAATCCACCAGCCTTCTTTAGCGAATCCAGAAGAACCTTTAACTAAATAATGACCAATACCCAACTTCTCAAAAGCAAGAGGTTGTTCAGCGGCTTCATCGTTAGGTTCAATTTTATCTGCAAATAGCTTAACAATCGGAGATGCTGACTTGATGAAACCATTTGCATCCACTGTTGTATTTTTTGACGACAAAATTTTACGCCACGGCTGAAACGTATTTACATTCCAGTTTATAGACCTGACATACATTTCGGAGTTATGTGTTATGCTTAATTGTGCACAAGCATCAGTTGAATCGTTAATATCTAAATTAATAATTGCCTGAGAATCGTTGTCTGGATAGTCTCCAGCACTTGAAATATTATTACCATTATTTTGCCAATAAAAGGCATTACCACCTCCTCTCAATGTTGATAATTTTTGACTACCTAATAGAATTGACTTTCCAACTCCAAACGCTCCCACCTCCATCACATTCCCGGCAGCAGTCCCAACATAACGACTTGCTGCATGGGTGTTATTCGTAAAGTTTTCATTCATTTTTGCGCCAGTTGAACGGAAAGTATCACCGCCTGCGCCAGTCGGTGCCGTACCTAGATTTACTGTTTGAATTGTCATTTTCTTACTCGCATAAAAAAAGCCCCTAAAAAGGGGCTTCAAAAGGGTTTAAATTAAGGGTAAAAGACTTGGGTGAATGTCGTTGAGATTTGCCAAACATCACCACCTAGACAACGGGGTTGATATTCACCTGTTTTAACTCGTACCTCACCGTCTAAAGGCGAATCCCAAAGAAACGAGTCAGCTCCTTTGTGGTCATCAAAGAATGCTTTGATTTGCATAATTTCGGCTTTATAAGCCGTTCTTTGATAAGTCCATTCACCAGATCGGTTATTAATACCAATTGAAGTATTCTGTTCATAACCATCGCCAAATTTGCTTGATAACGTATTAAAGCGCTGAGTATTACTATTTCCGTCTAAGTCGCATTCGAAAGTGAATTTAAGGTTGCTCATAAATTGAATCCATAAAAAACCGACCTCTAAATGGGTCGGTTTAAATATTTAGTTTCATTACATTTTCCAAAGATATGTACAGATAATCAAAGTGATAAGGATCGCAACAAAGCGCCATGCTTTCATTTCAATACCTCAATCAACTTAGAAATTGCTGTCAATATTGGCGCTGCTTGCCAGATCAAAATTCCAATTAAGAATGCAAGGACCATAATGTAAGTCCATACTCTTAATGCTTTACTGTCTGAAAGTTTATTCATTACTTTATCAACCTGTACATTTAGGTTAAAATTCATCTATGTTCTGATCCTCAAGTCTGGTTTGTGGGTTGGAAACAAAAACCCCAAGAGCTGTGAACTCTCGGGGTTTTGTTTTGGAATTAAAAAACCCACTCATTCGAGTGGGTTACTTTGATAATAAACCGCCTTGTCGCTGTTGTTGACTTAAGTACTCATTGACATGCCGACCAATTGCTTCACCCAAACCTATAGGTTTATAAGCTACTGAATTAAGCGCTTGATATTGCTTCTCGCTCAAAACAAGAACCACACCTTCAATATCTACAAGCCAATCATCGAATTGGATAGGGAAAGTTTCCCCATCTCGTTCATAAGTCTTATTTGCCTCTCTTCCACGTTGACCAACATAGGTTACTGTGCCGCCCAGTAAACGTGTTACTTCATCATGATTACCGGTGTATTGGCCTGTTTTCTTAAATTGAATTGCTTTCATATTTCCTCCTTATAAAACAAAACCCCGCCAAGAGCGGGGTTTTTATTTCCTACTTGTTTAATTAGTTTGAACGCAATTTTGATATTTATGAGCTATTCCATCTAATGCTTCAATAACACCAGGTGCACGTGCTCCAGCCCATGTCCCAACCTGCCTAAAACCATTGTTACTTGATGTACCTGTATTTTGTTGAGCTCTCAAAATATTGCTCATTACAAATTGAACTTTATTTTCTTTAAGAGCAATTTTTGCATCATATTTAACAAAATCTGTAATAAGGCCTACTTGCTGCCCCTTTGTTTTTACATTGCCATTTGCAATAAATGTTTTTTCAGTTTCATCTAGAAATTTAAAAACAGACTTCCCTTGATGAACTTGTGTATTATTATTTTCATAATATCTACCCGTATATGCCCCTATGAAACTACCAGCTTGGTCATGTAGAACAATGTCATCATTTTGGAAAGTTTCTGCAGCACATAGTTTCAATTTGGAGAATGATTTACTCGTTGAATTAAAAGAATAATCAATTTTATCAATGTATGTATCCCCCGCTGAGCTAGCACTTATAGTTGATACATTATTTGGCAATTGAATTGGTGCAACTGAACACCCTCCAAGAATTGAAACAAAACCCAATAAAATAATCTTTTTCATGAAATTACCCCTATCTCTAGAGGTAATTTAACAAGTGGTTAATTAACTATCAATCTTAAATATATTAAGAAGAACAATTTACGCAACCACCTACAATAGAGTAGATTTCTTCCGAACCGTTAAAGTTCTAGCTTCAAATAAAAAAAGAAACCTTTCAAAGCTTCTTTTTTAAACCTACCACCCTTGTCGTTTAGACATTCTAAATCTTTTTTCAATCTTAGCATCTACCATTTCCTCATTCTGTTTCTGATACTCTTTTAAAATGACTGTCAACTCTTTACCATCCCAATCAGAGGTAGCATCCACTTTCTCTGATGTCTGATTGATAATGGTAACAGTAGGTTGCGCCTTTTCCATTCTTCCATAGTTAATCGCATCAAATTGTCTAGACTCCCTTCTCGTAGCAATCGCATCAGATTGACTATTAGATCCGTCCCCGCCGTTAGCATAACCGCTTGGTGAACTTGTTCGCATTGATTCAACAACACTCACACCACCCCATCTTTTAATGTCATCTTGCGACCATACAACTTCACCCTTATGGACCACACCAGCTGGAGTATGTTTAAGCCCGTTACCAGTGTAACCACCATCAGAGAATCCTGCGATAGTCTGTGCTGCAATTAAGCCTACATTTGCCATACCAAGCCCAAGAGCAATCGGCGCCATTGTCAAGTTCAATGGATAAGGCGCATTAGCCAATATATTACTGTATGCTTGATAAGCCTGAATCGTGGCTGTCCCAATAGCCATTGCTTGCTGGACTAAAAACATAGCTTTATATGCTGCAGATTGCTCTCCAGCAGACTCCTTAACCATTGTCGTCATATTTCCCCATACAGTAGAGGCTTGAGATAACAACTGTCCATAAATCTCTATTTCTGTCTGACGGGATGATTTTTGAAGTTCTTGTTCCATTAGCGTATATTTTTCATTAATTGCATATTTTTGCTGGCGGAAAATTTCTTCTGCATCAAGCAAAGCTTGAAAACGCTTCTCTTCATCAACAATGGTTTTATCTTCAGAAATTGTTTTCGCATTTGAAGAATATGCTTCAGTAGCTTTCTGCATTTCATCACTATACTGATTCTGTAAATTCCATGAATCTAGTTGGTTTGGAGCAAGGTTCTGCTTAGCTTTAAGACCCAATGCATCGGCTTGAGCGATAGACGCTTGTTCATACATTGCTTTTTGATATTCTTCGAGCTTTTGCTTTTGAAGCTTACGATATTCTGTAATTTCATATTCAAACATGGCTGTTACAGCCTTGCTTCGAATTTCTTTTTCAGAATCAGAATATTCTTTTGATGCCTTAATTTGCAGCAATTTAGTTTGCTTTTGCATCTCAAGTTTTTGAACTTCATTCAACTTATATTCATTAAGTTCATATTCTAGTTGTTGAGCGTTGAGTTGTTTTTGAGCATTAAAACGATTAACTTCTTTTTCAGTTAAACTTTTTAATTCTTCACCCTTAAAATGCAGTTTTAAGTCACTAAGTGTTTTTAAGTGCTCTTTTTCGGCAAGTGTATCTTTATCAAGGTACTGATTTCTTAAGTTCTCAGCTTCTTCTTGAGTCTTCAAGAACTGATTGAGATATGAATCAAAATCTTTCTCAGACACACCAGCCATGTCGAAACCATTATTTCCAGCAACATATCCTTTAACGTTTTTGACATATTGACGATTTACTGGACCAATATTAGTACCTTTTTCAACATTCCCCTCCCCAGCGTGATAGGCAGAAATTGCCTTATCCCAATTGCCAAATTTTTTAAAGAGGAAATTTAAATATTTGGCAGCTGCTTCAGCCGCTTTGCCTGTATCAAAAACCTCTTTGCCAACTAGCCCCCAGCGCTTTGCTGTACCATCGAGCATTTGAAAGCCGCCTTTAGCGGTCCCAAATTCTGTTTGTGGGCCAATTGCACTTGCTTTCCCCTTACTTTCTTGCATATTAATCGCAGAAAGTAGACCTGGTAAAAGTTCATATTTAGATTCAAGATTTGAAAAATTATATTTAGCAGCATTGGCTTTTACCTGAGCGTTCACAGCCATAACTTTTTGCTGATTTTTTAACTCTTTATTTTGTTCACGAATAGACTCTGTTCTTGCATCCGTTTGCGCTTTAATGGATTCCTCAGATTTCCAAATCGCTTTTTGCAGATTAATAGTCTCTAGATCAGCTCCTTTTAAACCTTTGGCAATCGAATCTTTATAAACTTTCAGAAGATCGTTGGCTTGGGCTTCAGTAAATCCTCGCTTCATCACCTTTTCAACAAATTGCGTATCAAACAACTTATCTTCATACATCTTCTTTAGTGACTTTTGGGCATCATCTGCTGCTTGCTTGGTATTTTTAATTGCATCAGCATGTTTTTGTTGTTCTATTGCTGCGTTTTGTGCCTTGTTGCCTGTTAATTCAACTTCTTTACCAAAAAGCTTAATGGCCGTTTTTGTTTTATCGGCTTTATCATATGCATCTTTGTATTTTTCAATTTGTTCCTCAAGCGCTTTTCTAAGTGTCGGAGGTAACTTTTCTTTCCCCAATTGCTGCAGGGCCTCTTTATAGCTAATTATTCCTAAACGAGCCTCATTCGAAATACGTGTTACTTCAACATTACCTTGTGCATAATTTTGAATATCGATAAGTGCAGAACCTACACCATATTCCATTTTTTTAAGCTCATCATTTTGAGCCTTAAATGCGGTGGTCAAATCATCAATTGCTTTTGTTCTGGCTTGTCCTTGTAAATTTTTTAATTCTGATGCTGATCTATTGGCTACATCAGCCTGCTCCTCAAGCTTTTTATTAGCCTCTTCAGTCTTGTCCTTAAAATAACTGTAAGTCGCAGCTAGTGCAGTGACTCCTAATGTGAGTGCGCCTATTGGGCCACCAACAAATCCTAAAACTCGACTACCTAAGGTTGCTACTTTATTCAAATTCCCCTGAGCAACTGTATATGCCATTGTAGCCACAGTTGCTTCTTTTAAGGCAATACTGTGTGCAATCTCAGCTGCAGTTCTACGCTGTATAGCAACGGCACGTTCATTTGCGGTAATTGCTGCATTATATTCTGCTCTTGCTAGGCCTATTTCCGTGAGAGCTAATGCTGCAGATTGTTTTGCTCTCATTGCTTCCACACCCAGTAATTGTACTTGAGATTGTGCTTCTGCTAAATTTGCGGCCCTTTGTTGAGCTGAAGCAACAATACTTGCTTGAATGGCTAATGTTTTCGTTAATACAGCCTTAGTAATTAATCCAATCCCTCCAACTATTGCTCCATTAACCAATAAATCTAAATTGCTTGCTAAAACTTGAATTGATCCCGATAAAGTTTGAGCTGCTCCACTTCCTTTACCAGCCTCCCCTACAAATTTTGTGATTTCATTATTTAAAAGGGTAAGTGATTGACCGATCGTAATATCCGTTTTTGCAAATAGAGCATCAACATCATCTTGAACATTTTTAAGTGCTTTAACAATTTCCTTGGAGGTAATTTTTCCTTCAGCTGCCACTGATCGCAATTGACCAACTGTAATACCCATACCTTGTGCAATGGCTTTTGCTAGAGCAGGTGTCTGTTCCATTACAGAATTAAGCTCTTCGCCACGGAGGGTTCCACTTGCCAGAGCTTGACCAAATTGAACTAAAGCAGCATCAGCCGCCGCTGCACTAGCTCCACTGATTGCAACCGCTTTAGAAACTGTTTCAGTTAAACGGGCTGTATCATCCATCGTTAGATTTAATGTCTTGGCATTATCACTAAAACGTTGGTAAACCTGGAGTACAGAGTCCCACGCTGAATATGTTTTTTGAGCAATGCGGAATGTATCTTCAGTTGCTTTATTTAGCTCAATTTGATTGTTAGTAACTAATTTAAGTCTGTTTTGAAGTCCAGTATACGTATCCATTTTTGCAACAGCAGCACCTATGGTTGCAAGGCCAGCCATATGTCCAGCCAAAGCACGTGTTGCCACGGAAACACCATCCATAGATTTAGTTGCAAAGTCTCCTCTTTTTTCAATACTCTCTAGCTCATTGCTAAGATTACGAGCATTGCGCTCTGCATTTTTTGAATCAATAACAATGACCAACCGTGATTCTTGTGTCATCTCTGCTTTCCTCTAGGCAATAAAAAACCCACTCATTGAGTGGGCTATTTGAATTAAATAAGATTTACAAAGGTTTTTGATTAAAAAAGCAATTTTAAGGTGCTTTTTTATTTAATCGATTACAAATTACCAATTTGCATTGGATTGAGTTGACGTAACTGCTGTCTTGTATTGATCAATCACATTATTAAGTTTTGCAGTAATTTTTTGCTGATGCTGGACAATTGTAATTGGAACTTCTTTTCCAATATTATTTATACCACCTTGTACATAAGTCAGATTGGTTCTAGTAACATCATTAATTGTTACTCTTGCTTTATTTTCTTTGGTATCAATTTTAATCGTAAAGTTAACTTTATCATTACCAAATGCACCACAATCTATAAAGCCATCACAAGGATACGGGATATTACCTTTACCAATAATTGATCCAGTATTTTTATCTGCATACTGGATAACATTGTTTGCAGATTTAAATGATTGAGCAATCCAAATCTTTGAATCCTCAAAAATCTGATCTTTTGATTTATCTGGCACATCTATTACTTGTGAAATCTCTGGCATTGCCTGTTGTGTAGGTGTCATTGGTGTCATACACCCAACTAAACCTAAACTAAAAACCCCAACCGCTAATACTTTCTTCATACTTTCACCATTTATTGTAAAGTCCATCGTTATTAATAAGTTAAATTTAGCAGGTGGAAAATAAAAAAGCCACTCGATTGAGCGGCTTCTCTATTTTAAGCATGTAGTAGCTTTTCAGCACCAGCGGCCAAAAAAGCAGATCGGGTTTTAAATCTTTTATCCTTACCAACATTATCATCAATCTTCCGAATTAATCGGCTTGGCAAAGTAACATTGATTTTCTCTGGCTTACCTAAGTAACGACTAACATCAACTTCAGTAACGGCCCAGATCATTCCTTTATAGTAGGTATCATCTAGAAACTTACCTACTTCAGATGCTAAAGGAATTTCCTCACCATCTTCAGCTAGGATTTCTAAATGACTAGAAATAGCCTCTTTTACGTTCTCGATAGCTTCATCTAATGTGTCGCCAGCACTAAAACAACCCGGAATATCAGGAACAGTGACACCAAATGCTTCGGTATCTGATCCTCGTTCAATTGCAATTGGATATAACATCTCAACACTCCATGCCCTTGGCATAAACATATCGCCCACTGCGTTATGGTTAGTTGTAAAGGGCAGATATTTAAAGTCAGGAAACAGCGGGTCAATTTAGACCCGCTTGCTTCAAAATGCTTTTAACAGTTCCGTTTGGTAAATCTTTTTTAGGATGCGGGATTGTAACTAACCCCTTTTTGGTTGGGTGTTTGAAGTGATGATGACTTCCTGTAACCCTAACCTCATACCAACCGTCTGCTTCAATCATTTTGATTAAATCCAGACTTTTCACACCATTCCCTTCTTAACTTGATGAAGCAATTATAACCCTAGAGTTATTTTAAGTAAATACCTCTAGGGTTATTTTTTAATAGGCTGCTTCATTTTTTTGTGAGAATCATCCAGAAAAATATTATCCATCGTAAAAATACAGTCGTTAAAAATATCTCTTTCGACTGGCAATTCGTAATGATCACAATATGCAGATATGGATGAAATATCCAAAGCTAGAGGAATGCCTTGCTCATAACGTCTTGAGCGCGAAATAACGTTATACGCCGATAAAATTGCATGTGAGGTAAATGAATATTCAGGCTTCTGAAATTCTTCTGGCTTTTTCAAGTTTAAGGCTTTGGCGATTGCCGTTTGTTTCTGGCCGTAGTCGTTCGCTTCTTCTTCTGAGTTGAACTTGGACCAGTTGTAGAGCTTGACGACTTTCCCACTACTTCATCCTTATAAGAATCCGCCTCTTTCTGGATTTTCTCAGCTTCTTTCAATACAAATAACCAAATTTGTACGCCAAGATCACCATCGTTTAAAAGCTTTGTCGCGTGTTCTGAGGAATATTCAGGCACAGTTTCAAATATTTCACCTTTTTCATTTTGCTCCCCAAACACTATTCCTTTCCAATCTTTAATTAGGTGACATGCAGTAGCTTCAAGAAGCAATTCACCATAAAGCTTATCTTCTTTTGAAGCTTTACTGACATCATAACCTTTGGAGGTAATTTGGTTGTTTGCTCGTTCAAGGGCCACTTGATATGGCTTATAAGAGATACCACGAATTTTAAATTCAGCTAATACATTTCCTTCTTTATCAACGTACTCCCGCCATTTACTCACTGTTTTACTAGTCTGAATGGTTACTTTTAAAGCCATTTTCTACTCCAAAAAAAAGCAGCCATAAAGGCTGCCATCAGTAAAATTAAATTAAGGATTTGGGTTTGGTGCTGGAATACGGGTAATGATTGGCGATTCTTCAACTACCTTATATTCAAATGAAGCATTTAAAATGTCGCTGTTTCCACCACTCGGTAATGGTGCTGTAATTTCAGCTTTAGGAATAAAAATTTCGTAAGAATTACCCAAAGTGTCTGTAATTGGGACCTTCAATGAAATTGAAGTGTTGGTGAACTGTTTTTCGTACATGTCTGAAGTATTTCGTGACCATGCAGCAGTAAATGAACCTGTGCCGGCTGCAAGTGTTTCTAAAATAGCTCTAGCATTGATTCCTTCACCTAAGCATTTTTGCAACTTCATAGTGTTATCCCATTTGAATGAGAATTGCGTCAAGCAAGAGATACCTGCTTGAGATACCCCATCAAGTAAGATTTCACCAACAGAAACATTAGATAGCTTAGGACTGTTATCTGCTGGAGTTACTGCCCCAGCGGGTGGTGTTGAGAAGTTAGTTCGACCTAAAGCCATTAGGCCAAATGCCATCGAAATTAAGCCTGCTTCAGGAATTTCAATACTAAAGGTATTTACATGACAACCTCGGAAAACGTGGTAATCATTTACGTCTTCAAAGCCGCGAAGTACTGAGAATGTTTGGCGAAGTGCCCCACCAAAAGTAAGGACATTGGATGACCAGCTATTAAAGGCTGCCGCTGCCATTAAATCTTGCACAAGTTGGCTATATTTTGCCTCACACTTTAATTCACCGGCATATTCTGCGCCTGTAATCATTGATGAGCGAGCAATGCGCCCGCTAGTGATAGACTTTGACTCTTCTTTAGAAACTGTTGCATCCAAGCCGTTATCTGTAAATTCAAATGTAGTCCGAGCAAACGGTGTCGGTGTTACACCTACCGTTGTTTCTCTTGCAATTTGCGTTATCTGACGCGCACCACTCGACATGGCTTATTACTCCTAACTTGGCATAAAAAAAGCCACCCGAAGGTGGCCGTTAAATTTTTGGCGTAAAAAAACCGCCTTTTGGACGGTGTGATTTAATTTAAGTAACTATCTTTCATATCAATTGACTGTAAATCCAATGGTCACATTCTGCTGCACAAAATCTCCATCTTTACCTGCATCAATCGATTGACCACTCCAGCATTTCAGATGTTGAACACTGTAGTATTCAAAATGAGCAAGCAAAACATCACCTAGAATTGTTATTTCCTGGTCTCCCGTATTAGGTCGAGCAAAACACTGAATTAAGATATTACCAGTACGACGTGTACACGGGGTATCACCAAGACCAACTGTGTAACTTGGCCCCCATTTAATTGTCAAACTACACCACAAACCTTTAGTTGGAACTGTAAAGCCTGGCTGATTGGAATATTTAATTCTTTCTTGAGAAATACCTTTAAAAGCCTCCATACGGTCTACTATGGCAAGTCTAGCTTCCTCTAAAGTCATTTCCATTTTAGCCACCGTACTTTTGAGTAATGTAAGTAAACGTTGTGCTGTAGATGCCTAACGGCGCTTGATCTGACCAGCCATTTTCTAAGCGCTCAGCATAGGGTTGGTTGTTTTGAATATAAATCAAACTACCAAGTTTAAATTTCACGGCTTGAATCGCTGCATCTTGCACGGCATTAGTAGAAGGCTCTCGCACACCGTAATCACCAGATCCAACAGAAATAATATGCGATGCTCGATAAGCTCCAGTATCAACTGGACTTGAAACAACAAGTGATTGAACTGTATCCATTGTGATTTTCTTTACAAGCTCATCTGCCTGTTTCTCAACTTCAAAACTAAAGCTAGTCGGCTTTACTCCCGTCCACCCCATTGTTTTTAACCTCACTTGCTTCGAACATTTCAAAAAGGTCTTGAGATATCGCTTGAATCGAATACGCTTCAAACTCTACACTCGGCTCGCGCTCACCCATTCGCCGTTTTACTATTTGCCAGATATGAACAGCCTCATGTAAAAGCAAACCATAAACTTGAATTTGATCTTTATCTGATGTATCCCCAATTTGGACAATTGCATAAGCTCCATCAGAAAAAGTACTAACTTGTGCATCCGCTCCCATATCCAAAAATTGATCAGCTTTATCCATATCTTCAAATAACAAATCCATGTGCAGTTGATTTCGAGCAAGCGTGTACTGCACATGTTGGAATGGCGAGATATACCATTCGGGCACATAATTAGGATTAACCATGGTCTACCCTTTAACTTGGCAAAGGCGTTTCTGTGGCCTCTCTACCATCAAATGAGCTATGAATAAAAATGCCATCCTCATATTTGGGATGGCATTCACAATGTATTAATGAATGGGGCTTAAGATCATCGTCAGGCACTACCTGAACGCTGTCATAAATCTTGTAAACTGACCAAGTCATTAAACTTTCCTCAACTGACATTTCCAGCTTGCACCAATTGGGTCCTGTTTAATATGCATGATTCGAAAGGTACCTTGCGCAGTGTTCCATTCATCATCAATCTTTGGCTCTTTGGTAACTTCATTCTGCAGCACAGTAGCTTTTTTATCTGTGGCCAATACTCCAAGGGTCAAAATCTCATATTGATTATATGAACCAAACAAAACCCCACGCCCTTTATACCGCTCAACAATGTCTTCTGAAGTGTTCGTTTTAGGATTCCAATTCGTACTAACAACGCGGTCACATGTAAAGGGATGTACGGCGTCAGCAAGGTCTTCATTAAATGCTTCAGCAATATCAGCCTGAAGCTCTTCACGTAATCCCATTATTTATGCCCTGTATAGTGGAATGCCAAAGCCATTAAAACTTACATTTGGATCTTTCAAATCAAGCGAATCAATATAATCAATTGCGATTTGTTCATAGCTAGAAATGGCTACGGAACCATCCTGGTATTCCTTTTCGGACTCTACCGAATCAGCTTTAACTTTCTTTCGCTTCAGTTGTTGTTCTTTGCCGTTATAAACAACCTTAGCAACAATACCCTTAACAATTTCACAAGCAGCGTCTTTAAGAAGTGGATCTAAAGGATCTGGCACAAACCCTATTCGGTTTTTCATCCAAACGTTTGCTAACTTAACCAGACGTGCTTTATCACTGTCCGGTGCAAAGTCACTGCCCAAAATTGAATTTGCGTCATCTACAGTGATAAAGCTCATATCATTATTCCTTCGGGATTAATTTAAGAAGTTCTGCTTTAGTTGCCGATGGTTTATAGCCAATGTTTTTACTAGCTAAAAACTCTTTTAATTGATCATTGGACCAATTTTCATAATCATTGGTTGCTGTTTCATTTTCTTGGGCCAAAACAGAATCACCCGCTTCAATTTCAGCGATTCGAGCTTGCATTGCTGGAACGCTGTTTTTAAATGCATCAAATTCAGCTTGCATGCTTACCACTTGTTCTTCAGCTGCTTTGGCCGCTTTGTCTGCCAGGACCACAGCATCTTTTAAACGAGAATTTTCAGAAAGTACTTCCGAACTATTACCATTGGCCTGTTCTAAGATTTCAATTTTCTTTTTAAGTTGAGTGTTTTCTTCAACAACTTTTTCACACTCAGCTTTTGTAACATCAATGACCTCTTGCAGCTCTGGTGTGATTCCTACAGCGACATCTACTTTTGCTAGCGCACCAGATGAACGTTTATAGTGAAGAGGAACATCACCACCATATTCATCTGCTGGCTCGACTGAAGTGTCAGCAGCAGCTAAGCGCGCATTTCTTAAAACCCAGCCTTCTCCTTGAAGTTTGTTTACATTTACAACCGAAAAATCATTTGTAAAATAGATTTTTTTTGATTTTGCTTTCATTTCATTTTTTCCAAAAAAATAGCCCCTAAATAGGGGCTAAGAATTTATTTTGATTTAACCAAAACACCTGCAGTGTCTTTAATTGAACTAGCAATTAAATCCCAGTTTGTTGGCGTACCGATTGAGGCATCATTTGGAGATTTACCGCCGTTTGCCATATCCCATGCATAGCCTTTGACACCAACGCCATAAGTCCATTCACCTTGATATGTATACTTAAGATTTTCTCCACCAGTTGTTGGCACCAATTCCGCATTAAAGTCTTTATTATCTTTAATTACGATAGCTTCTTCGACCAAGCCTAAAGAGTTGAAGTAAGGTGTACCTGCTTTATCACCAACAAGAGCTGGCGAATCAGTAATGACAAAAACGCGGCCGAATGGATCTCGAATTACATTCACACCGTCATAATTAAATAATCGTTCAGTGTTAGCCAAGGCGTTGTCATAAAGGTTGTGAATAGTTGTTGAGTGAACGATCCAAGAGCGTAAAGCTCCAGAACGATCACCCATTCGTCCAGCACCTTTATTTAGCAAGCGGAAACTTGGATCAGCAGTTCCGTCACCTTCTACTGCTGCCGTATTACCTGAAATTGCAGAAACGGTACCGAGAATACCTGCATTCAACATATCCGCAATTTTAGCTTTGCCAAGTTGCTCACCGATGGTTAATGCTGCTAATTCTGGATTTTGAAGAATCCAATGATATTGCTGCACTTCATATTCAATTGGTGGTGTGCCCGCAGCAACTTTCACGGCGACATCAAGCATTTGTTCAAGTCGTTTAGATGCAACCGTACCACTACCATAAGCATTACGACGGCGAACTAGACCTTGAATGGCTTTAAAGGAAGCTTTTAAGTCAAAGTCGCCATTGAAAGGCTCATTGAGAAGAACAATAGTCCCTTGTGAGGCTTCGTTAAACTTATTAACGTCTTGTGCCACTGTTTCTGTCATTGACACATAAGTTTGTTTATTAAATACCTGTAAATCAAAAGGCATGGGGAATTTCTCCTAAATTAATTTTGCTCGCCGACTTGTTTGAGATATGCAATTTTTTCGGCTTCTGTTTTGCAATCTGCTAATGATTTGGCAGTTACGCCACCTTGACCACCTTTACCTTGAAAACCTCCCCCGCTAGCTTGGCTTGGCTTAAGGATTGAATCTTTGAACTGATATCCACCGACCAAGCTTTCTAATGCCTCATCAAAATCAGCAACTTCACCAGGTCGTGCACGTGAAAAGATTTTTTGTCCATCTGGACCGTATGCAATGACTTTGCCTTCTTCGATTTTGAAATTTTTCCCGAATTGAGCTTGGATTAAGTCAGCAGGCACAGACAGGTTGTCTTGAATGTACTTAGAACGAGCAAAACCACCGCCAATAAGTTCGTTATGCAGTTGGGCTTGAAAGTCATCACGCTCCTTAACGATTGGTGCGTACTTTTCTTCAACAGCTTTAATGGCTTCTGCTTTAACCTTTTCGACTTCACCTGCATCAACAAGTTTCTTATCATCAAAGTTTTTTAAAGTTTCGATTGCCTTTTTGGCCGCAGCTGGATCATCAATCCCTTCAAATGCTTTTAAACTTGCTTCAGCTTGTTCTTTAGCAAGACGATGGTTTTTAGATTCATTCCCCAGCTCATCAATTTTCGAAATTGCACGTGGTGCATCAAAACCGACTTCTTTCCCATCATCATGAACATAAACAGGATGGCCTTGTTCATTGATTACTGCGTAAGTCTTACCTTCAATAATTACTGTTTTAAGTTTCATAGGTTTCCACCATTAATTGTTGAGTTTCCACTCGTTTCGCTGTTTGCTTCCGCTTTCAGCAAGCAATAAAAAAGCGCCCCTTAGGACGCTCTATTTCAATGAGTTATTTATGCAATGTTGTAGCCTTCTACACCACGTTTTTGTCGATTTCGAGTGCGTTGTTCAAGCCACATTTGACCTTGTTCAATATTCGTAATCGCGAGTGAATTTTCACGGCAAGGGAACTTTTCATTTAGAACACGTAAACGATGTAAAACAATCGCAAGCAACGCTTCATTCGTGATGCCATTAACTCCTACTTCGTTAACTGGACCAAGTTGAAATTGAATTGGAGTTAGTGTTTCACCAGCTAACACATCATAAAAATGACCTGGTTCCAGTAACTGTTCACCCTCAGGAGTTTTA